CTCTCACCCGTATCAAGGAACTGATAGACGATTACGCCATCACCAAGACACCTGTCATCGCACCGAAGCGTGTAGCCGAGGACACGTGGCAGCGTGAACACATGAAATGGGACCATCTGCACGACCTGACCATCAGCACCGTCCTCGGCTCTGCAGAACAAAGGCGCGCGGCTCTACAGCAAAAGGCTGACGTTTTCATAATCAACCGTGAGAACGTGCAGTGGCTGGTGGAAGAGCTGGGAGGACACTGGCCCTTCGACATGGTGGTGATCGACGAGCTGTCTTCGTTCAAGTCCACCAAGGCGAAGAGGTGGCGCTGTCTAAAACGTGTCATCAAGCTGAGCCCGTTCGTGATAGGTCTGACCGGGACACCTGCGCCCAACGGATACATGGATCTATGGCCGGAGCTGTACCTTATTGACAGCGGACAGAGACTGGGCCGCACCCTGGGTGAGTACCGCACCAGATACTTTAACCCCGGCGCACACAAGGGTCACGTGGTATTCGAGTGGCGTCTCAAATCAGGTGCGAAGGAAATGATCGACCATCTGTTGAGTGATGTGTGCCTGAGCATGAGCAAGGAAGACTGGCTCACCCTGCCGCCTGTCATGACCAGCACCACCTACGTGCATATGACCAGATCGGAGCGAAAACTATATGACCAGATGCAGAGAGACAAGGTACTCCCCCTTCTCGGTCAGGATGTGGTGAGCGTCGAAGAAAGCGAGTCAGCTGTGGTAGGAGGCACGGCTGCGGTGCTGAGCAACAAGCTGTTGCAGATGGCAAACGGCGCCGTGTATGACGACACCGGTTTCGTATTCCGAATCCACGACGCCAAGCTGGACGCACTGCACGAGCTGGTCGAGGCATACGGAGACGAACCTCTGCTTGTGTTCTACAACTACAAGCACGACAGGGACAGGATCCTCATGGAATTCCCCGATGCCGTAGAAATGTCCGGGTCTTACACGATCTCGGCATGGAACGAGGGGAGGATACCAATGCTCCTGTGCCACCCTGCCAGCGCAGGACATGGGCTCAACCTGCAACAGGGTGGGCATGTCATCGTGTGGTTCGGTCTGCCGTGGAGCCTGGAGTTGTACCAGCAGGCAAACGCGCGGCTCAACCGCATGGGTCAGGACAAACCAGTGATGATACACCACCTTGCCTGTGAGGGAACCATCGATTCCAACGTGTTGAGCGTGTTGGAGCGCAAGAGCGCAACGCAGAGGAACCTATTGGATGCGCTGAAGACATACCTGAGGAAGGAGGAACGGACATGAGCGGAATATACATCCCCGGCATGGAGATGCCGACACATTGCATGGACTGTCCGTTCATGGTGAGCAGAGATAATGATGACTGCATTTTGCAGAGTGCAGAGGCTAACGAGAACTTTGAAAATTGGGAGCAGATGAAAGCGGGTTGCCCTCTCATCCCCGTCCCAGAGCATGGGAGGCTTGTCGATCTGGACAAGATAGAAAACGAAATAGCACAGCTTTCACCGGAAGACTATACGACCGGAGTAATAAGACAAATTCTTGATGCCGCTCCCACCATCATCCCGGCAGATAAGGAGGGAGAGGGATGGACGAGGTAATGTGCGCTCTTGACAGTATCACTTGGTATAACGGTCTTGCACCAGTTGTCTTTTCTTGGCTTTGGCTCGAAAAGGGGAACGGTTACTCCATTAGTTGCCCGAATAATTACGGTGCGCCGAAGGATTGTTCAGAGTCAGACATTAGTCAGTTGCAAGTCTTTTGGATGTGCGCTGTTGAAATGTTTGGCGATTGTGGAACGAGTCCGCGTTACGGATGGATAACTGATGTGACGGGGTTCCGGAAGTGGATTCTTAGCATAACAGAAATTTGGAGAGGCTCAGAAGAATACGACGGCCCGGAAGAATATCGTCATTCTTGGGAAGAGGAGGGAGAGGAATGATCCTGGACAAGAACAAAGCCTTCACGTTCACGATCGACAAGGACGAAGATGCTGTCCAGCGATCGTTCCGGGCCACGAAGGAACTGATGGAGCGCATCGTCGAGGCCGAGAACCTGGCGCTCAAAAACGAGATCGAGGCGAACGCCGTCGTGATCAACGGCAGGAAGTACGGGATGATCAAAGACTATCCGGGCCTCACACCTACCATCTTCGGGATGAAGGTAGAGACACGACCGGACATGCCGGACGAATGGGACTTCTTCATCCAGCAGAGACTGGAGCCGCAGACCAACGCCGACCGCGTCAGAAGCATGACGGACGATGCTCTTGCCGCTCTCTGCTCTGCTCCCTGTCCTCCAGATCAGACGTGTGGACGGAACATGTGCTATCCGCTCCCGGAGTGTGTGGAGTGTTGGCGCAAATGGCTGGAAAGTGCGGTGGACAATGGCTGAGTACATCGAAAGAGAAGCGGCTTTGAAATTGGCCCATTACGATGACCACGATGTTCCCGTCATTGATGTCGAGAACATTGAGGCTCTCCCCGCCGCTGATGTTGCTCCTGTGCGTCATGGTGTTTGGGTGCCAACTCCATGTCCGGGCATTGAAAACGGATACCTTGTGGTGTGTTCCAAATGCAAGGCAGAGATTTATGTTGCAAACGATTTCAACCCATCAAACTACTGCCCCAACTGTGGCGCAAAGATGGACGAGGACGCACGACATGCAGAGACAGATAGATGAGTGCCGCGCCTTCCTCGAGTCGTACAGGGAGGCACTGGCAGAGACAGACAGGCTTATCGGCGCGGTTCAACGGCTCGACGACCAAGCCAGAAAAGTGACAGCTACGATCACAGGGATGCCAAGCGGCGGCGGTGCGGATAAGGATGCTGTCCTTGCCGCTCTCGCAGACGCACGGAACAACGTGGTCAACCGATTCACCTGGGCTCTGAAGAGAAAGGAAGCTGTTGAGGATTTCATAGACGAGATCCCGGACATGACATGCCGTGTCATCCTTCGTCTCCGTTACATCGAGAGACTGAAGTGGCCGCAGATCATAGACCGGCTTGAGGACTCACCTTACGCCTACAGTGAACGCGCCGTGTTTGTTATCCACGGCCGGGCATTGAACGAGGCGCGGAAGATATGGAGCGAGAGAAAGGAGGAGTTTCTCAAATGAGCGCGAAGAAGTACGACCCACCCAAGTGGCTCGTCTACGTGGGAGAGTGGAACGGCGAACACCGTATCGTATGGCATAACGTGTTCGACCACCACGGCTTCCTCAGTGACGTGGCGAAGAAGCTGAAAGGCTACGACAAGACGTACAAGGCTGAGGGCTGGATAGATGTGGACGCCATCTCCGCAGACCTTCGCTCTGAGGTAATGTATTACTACTGGTGCAAGTGCGAGTGGGAGATCGTGCTGTCATACTGGCCCCCGAACGAGCGCTACCCTGACAAGAAGATAGACGTAAGCGACCAGCTCGAGTTGAACTGGGACGCCTTTGTAGGTTACTGCTGGACACACAGAAAGGAGATCATCAAATGGGCGAAAGAACGGACAAAGTGAACCACCCCTCTCACTACACGCAGGGGAAGGTAGAGTGCATCGACGCACTGGAGAGCGCAACCGCAGGACTGGAAGGACTCGAGGCCATCTGCACTGGGAACGCCATCAAGTACCTGTGGAGATGGAAGCACAAGAACGGCGTGGAAGATCTGAAGAAAGCCCGGTGGTACCTGAACCGCCTGATCGCCAGCTTGGAAAATAACAAATCCGCGCGGACTAACGACACCACAGAGGCGCCGCACCCCTTCGTGGGACCGGACAGGACGTACGCACCCTCCGCCCACCCCGGCCTGATGTACGTGTTTGAGGAGGGGAAATGCGTTGGGTATTATGCCCCCGATGGTTTGACCAAGAAGGAGAATGACCGGCTTGAAGAGATCGTCAAGCACTGCCCAAGCGCCGATCCTTCCACAGTTATCTGGATGCTCGTGGAGGGTCTGTGGATATGAGGATCATAGAACCGTACGCACAGATACTGTTCAGCGACACAAGCTACGACCCGATGAGGTGCATCGAGAAGGCAGGCCGAACGTGCTACAAGAGCGAGGACAAGATGGCCGATGACAGCGCACCTGAGTTTGTCGGACGCATGATCAAGTCGGGACACGGCGCCATGCTGGAGCACGGAAGCATCCTCCTCCAGATGGATCACGACATCTTCGACCTGCTGAGCTGCGTCAAGTGGGCCATGACGAACGACGGTCTCCCCTGCTACCTGCGCTTCACTAACCGTGACGACGTGGTGTCAGGCAACGTGAGGGCGTGGCGTGAGTTCATCGACAGACTGTACCTCACCGGCGACTACGGCGAGCCGGTGTACCCGGAGGCACTGAGCCCCCTGCTTGCCGAGTACCCTGAGCTGTTCCCCGAGGCGGTGGAGAAGTTCCCCAAGATGGCCGACCTTGACAGCACAGTGAGCCGGGTCATCCACGCCGACATGCTCGACCGTGAGAGCCGCTTCACCCACCAGTACGTCATGACTCGGTGGATATGCGACAGAGGAGTAAGCCACGAACTGGTGCGCCACAGACCTGCCTCCTTCGCACAGGAGAGTACGCGCTACTGCAACTACTCCAAGGATAAGTTCGGCAACGAGCTGTCCTTCATCCGTCCTCCGTTCCGCAACGAGCTGATGGACAAGATGTGGGAGATGACCATGCGTCAGACCGAGCTGTCCTACCTCGAGCTTGTCAAGACCGGGGCCCCGACA